GACGAGGGACGGGGGTCGAGCGTGGTGCCACCAAAAAAACCACCCCGCCCACGGCGTCCACCGCTCAGCCCCAACCGTGAAAGTAAGCGAGGACGATGAAGATGGTGATGATGACCATGCACGCTTCGCCGATGGTGGGCCGCCAGGTCATGAGTCTTCGGCTTCGACGGTGACGCGGATGGCGTGTGGCTCGCCGAGCTGCTGCCACGTTTCGGGTGCGAGCAGGAACGGGTCGGCTGGTGGTGACCCCTTGGCGCGGAACCGTACTGGGCCGAAGTAGGTGCGGTCGGCGTCGGCGTGTAGTGGTGGGTCGAGGTGGTAGGTGCGGGTGGCGGTCATGCTGTTCCGACGCTGAACGTGATGGGCGTCAAGGTGAACCAGTCGATCTGTCCGCCTCCGATGAGGAGCCCGTTGAAGACGATCTGCCCGTCGGCGGTGACGTCGAAGCGGGCGTTGTTGCCGGGGTTGCCGGAGCAGCCGAAGAGGAGTGTTGCTCCTGGTGTGCTGTCACTGTCGAGGGTGGCGAGGCGTACGCCGACGTCGTCTTCGGTGAGCGGTGGGCTGCAGGCGACGAGGCCTTCGCAATGGACGACGTTGTTTAGGGTGAGCCTGTACCTGGGGTCGGCGTACCCTTGGCCGAAGGGTGTGAACCTGGGGTCGGCGAGGTTGAGGGTGCGCCAGTTGACTTCGGCGACCTGGGCGAGGATCGCGTCGAGGTCGGTTTGGGTGACGACGGGGACGAGTGGCGCGTTGCCGGTGTTGTCGTAGACGGGGCCGGTGCCGGGGCTTGGTTGGCCGGTGACGTCGGTGAGGCCTGAGAGGGTGCCGCTGCTGCCGGTTTGGCCGGGGATGCGACCGGACCATTTCGGCTCTGGCACGTCGGGCTTGAACCTTACCCAACCAAACGGTCGTAAGCCAAGAATGTCACGGCTCGGCGACCCTGACGAACGCGACCCTGGCTGTCTGCGATCGTGTCCTCGAGCGGCGCATGACTTCGCCGCCGTTCGACTGGTTGTCGACACTGGTGTTGCCCTCGATCGCCTGCCACGAATTGGTGTCGCCGTCCTCGAACAGGCCGACGTGGTCGTACACCTGGTCGCCGTCCTGCCACGCATAGACGACGACGTCGCCGGGGATCGGGTCTGACGTCAAGGACAGCCCGTGCCGGTTGTTCTGGGCGTCGTCGACGATCGTCGGGCAGTAGTGGTAGCGGCTGCCTTTCACGAAGGACGGGGAGCCGCCGTCGTGGCCGAGCTCGTACCAGTAGGTGACGGCCATCGCGCACCACGGCTGGTAGTTCATGCCGTACCAGGCGCCGAACATGTTGCAGTTCGTGCCGGCCGGCGACTCGGTGTACCCGAGGTACGTTTTTGCTTCGGCGAGCGCGGCGTCGCGGACGGTGCCCGACGGCCCCTTGAACAGCTCGACGGCGGTCCACAGCAGGGCGCGGGCGTAGTCGTCGAGGAGGTGCTCGCCGGCGTGCGGCAGCCCTGCTGGGATGAGCGCGTACTGGATGGACTTTGCTGATTCAGTGCCCCACCAGCCGGTGTCGTCGATCTTCATCTGGCGTTGGTAGCCGGCGGCCCCGGATTCGCCGACGTTGCCGCCCGGGGATCCGTGGGCGAGGGTGTTCGACCACTTCCGCTTGTTCTTGCCTGTCGCCCAGTCCGCCGGGATGCGGCCGCCGCGCCATAGCCCGCGCCGCCAGCCCTCAGAGTCGGGCCCGTCGCTCGATGGTTTCTTGCCGCGTGAGGCGGCGTCGGGTGGGTAGAGGGGGCGGGCGAGAGGGATGATCCCGCCGGGCGGCGTGGCACCCGGGTAGCCGTGCTGGTAGTCCCAGGTTGGCGGGGTCATGGGATTTGTTCCACGGCGATGGTGGCGAGGGCGAGGGCTGCGAGGAGCTGCTCGAGTTGGGCTGCGAGGTCGGCGAAGACGCCGGCTGGCGGGTCGCCCGCGCTCGACCACGGCGGCTCGAACGCCGCCAACAAGCCGAGCACGCCTACGGTGGTGAGCGCAGCGGCCTTAGCCACCGTCTTCGTCCTCCGACGGGCACGTCGCCCGGTGCTCCTCCTGCGCCTCCCGAAGCGACTCTTCCGTGTTGCCCGAGACACCTTTCCCGCAGTAGCCGCAGAACACCGCGGCGATGATTCTGCGCGAGTGCCAGCCTGCTTCGACGTTCACGCTACGCCTCCTAAGTTCGGGATATGTGCCGACCGGCTGGTCCCATTCTTCGTATGAACAGTGGTCGCAAACCAGCTTCTCGTTTTCCCCGTCGCAAAAGACGACCGCACGCGCGGACAAACAGGATCGCCGCGTAGACCGCGTTCTGAACTACGATACGGCGCGTGGAGACCTTCGCGCCAGAACCACATCTCAGGCGGACGACAACCCCAATCTACGGGTGGCTTTCCCGGCCATCGGCCTTTTCGGGCGCCGCGAGCGTGTTCGATCTCCTCGCCATCAGAAAGTGGTGTAAGCCACGTAGGTTCGAGAGCGACCAGGACCAGCGTTACCTGATGCTGGACTACCAGACCGTGGTCCGCGGTCCGGGCACCGCTTAATCTTCCGCACGCCGAGCCGCGCCCACCCCAACCGTTGCGCCAACTCGTCGCACGCGGACTGCAACTGCTCATGCGAAATCGGGACCGTGGCGCTCACGGCTTCAACCTCCGGAGCCGTCGGAACCCGACGATGGCAAACCGTGCCCCGATGACTACCTCGGTGACGCCGACCACCATGCCCAGCCACCACCACCACGGCTGCGTGAACATCAGCGTCACCGCACCTTCAGCCCCTCGCGCACCCTCGCCAACCGGTCCACGCTGATCCTCGCCCGCTGCAACCGCGTCAACGGCTTCGCAGGGTCCGCCGGCATCATCATGCGGCTGTGGCAGCCGTACCCTGACTGGTCGGTCGGGTCGCGGCGTGCGGGCGGCCTGTGCTCCGTGCCGTAGTTGGCGCAGGCGCACGCACGCGAACAGAACAGGTCGGCGTCGCGGATCGCGGCGTCGGGCAGCCGCTTCTTGCACATCACGCACGTCACCCGCACGTCCACTGCCTCCACGACCCATCCCGCGCGACCGTCTGCGCCGCGCTCAACGCATTCGCGACAGGATCAAACGGCGACAGCCCAAACGGCGACCAGCCCAACTGGAAAAGGCCGCGGTACCGGCCGTTCGCAGCCCACGGCTCGAACGTGCTCTCGCAGTACGCGACCTGGCGCATCTTGCTCTCGTCGACGCCGAACACGCGTGACGCCAACCGGATCGCGTACGCCACGGTCGGCGCCCACCGTTCGTGCAACCCGTGCCTGAGCTCGTCGAGCCGGCGGCCCATCACGTTCAACGCCCGCCGGTTACGCACCGCGTGCCTCGCCCACGTGCGCACCGACCAGCCCTGGTACCGCTCGCGCACCGTCCGCGTCACCGTCACCGTCCGCGTCACCACGCTGGACGTCACCGGCGGGTCGCCCGCGCTCGACCACGGAGCCTCCCACGCCGCCAACAGGCCGAGCACACCCACCGTCGTCAACGCCGCAGCCTTCGCCACCTACAACGCCTCCTCCGCGAGCAGACTGAGCTGCGCCGTCCTCCGCGCCGCCAGCTCGAGGTATTCCGCGTTCAGGTCGATGCCGACGCAGGCGCGGCCGTGTTTGCGGGCAACCAATGCGGTTGTGCCTGAGCCGACGAACGGGTCTAGGACGACGCCGGGCCGGTAACTTCCTTCGCGGTTATCTTCGCGGTATCGCTTCGCGTGGCCGCAATCAGACCAACCGATGAACCGGTCGGGATGTTCTGCTTTCCAAGCGTTGTGACGAGGACCGCCCATCTTCGTGTTCGCTGATGTGCGACCGCCATCGACATCTCCAGCCCGCATTGGTTCTCCCTCGGCCTTGCGCGTCTCCCACATGGATTCCCCGCGCTCCACGATCCGTTCGCGTGGTTTCCCGCACGTCCGGCACACGAACTCCGGGCATCCGGCGAGCAAACAGCGGCGGACGAGCTCTTCGGGGAACGTCGCGAAGTGGGCGTCTTTCGTGGGCTGCGTGGCGATCTCCCACACGCTGCGGACGTTGCGGCCACCGTTCGGCCACCGTTCGCCGTCGCGATGCTGGATCGAACCGTCTCGCGCCTCAACGCGGGACTGCCGCCGCCCATCCGGTCCGCGCGGCTTCTCCGGCGGCAGCGACGGATCAAGAGTCTCCGGTGAGGGCGCATCTTCCAAGGCGTTGCAGTCAGGGCATCCATCTCGACCATTTGTGGCCCGCATATGTGTGTCGCACCGCCTGAGGTCATGGTTGATCCGCCGGTCTTGATACTCACGAACCTGAGCGGGCGTCCGATGGTTTAGTGCCGCACCTATCTGGTCGACATATGCTGACCCTGTTCGGAGCCCCTTGGATCGCATGTCGTCGCGGCTACTTGCCCACTGATCCCGTACCGCCTCCTGGTCGAAGAAGTACCTAGGCCGTTTCGTCAACAGGAACACGTACTCGTGCGCCTTCGTCGGCCTGTCCGTCACACTCTCGGGCATCGGGTTGGGAATAATTTCGCCCAGATAATGTCTGAGCGAAGAAACCACCCCCAATCCTGCAACGCGAACGCCAATTTCCATGGCACTCCGAGCAGTTGTTTCTCGGCGAACGAATCGCCCATGTTTACGAAACACGTGCCGTGGTCGGCCAGCACCCGGTGCACTTCGCGGAACACGGCGACCATCTGGGTGATGTAGGCGTCGAGGGTGGGTTCCAGGCCGATCTGCCCCGGCGTGGCGTAGTCGCGGAGCCCGTAGTACGGCGGTGACGTGATGACGCAATCCACCGACCCGGCCGGCAGCGAGGCGAGGACCTCGCGCACGTCGCCGTGGTGCAGGGTGAGGTCGGCGTCCTGGACGTAGATCACGCTGGCTCCCGGTTCAGGGCGGCGAGAGCGGGGCGCAGCGCGTGAAGCGCGGCCACGAGATCGTCCTCCGACCAGAGCGAGAACTCGCCGTCGGTCGCGTCGGTGCGTAACCCCTCGTAGATCTCGTCCACTTTCTGCGCTGCATCTACGCAGTCGAGCAGCGGGTCGAGTTCGCCCCATTCGATCCACAATCCGTTGTAGACCTGCTTCTTGTGGTAGGCCCTGCGCTCCTTGAGGTCATCAATCCTGGTCATCACACGCGCACCGGGACGAAGTACCTGCGGCCAGCCGTCAACACTGTTCCGACGGCGACCATCATCGTTTTCGCCCAGAACTGGCCGGGCCAATACGCCAGGCTCCCGAACGCCAGGGTCAGGAACAGCCAACTGTCGAGCGCGGATCCCGCGACGCCGGACAGCGCGACACCAGCCGTCAGCGACCGTCGGCGGATCGGCGTGAACACCGCCGCCTCTACCGTCTCGGACACGACGAACGCGACGAACGACGCGACCGCGATCTTCCGCAGCGACGTCCACCCGAACACGTCCGCTGTCACGTACGACGCGACCGACGCGACGGCCACGAGGGCGAGCGAGAACCAGAGGCCGGCGAGCTGCTGCAACCAGTCGCGGATCACCAGGATCGCTCCGATGCAGAACACACCACCGGGCGCGAGGTACGGCGTGAAAGGAACGTGGACGATGTACGTCGCGGCAAGCCAGTTCGCGAGGATCGCGAGCCCGACATAGGCGACGGCGAGCGTGACGGTCAGGCGGCGCACGATTCCCCCAGACGTAGTTGGTTGAGACGCGACACCACACGGTCGCGCCACCGCAGCGCGTACCGCAGGCAGTTCGCGCACGACTTGTGGGTGCAACCTGGCAGCGGGTGGTCGCGGCGGGCGCGGTAACTCCACGCCATCGAGTCCGCCGAGCCGAGCTCGTCACCGAACGACTCCAGGCCGGTGAGTTTCACGCCGAACCCGTGCAACTGGCGGCCTAGGAGTTGCTTCGCGAGCTCGCGTACGATAAGCCCGGCTTCGGCGGTGTTCTGCCTGCGGCACACGGTGCCCAGGCCGATCGTCGGCTCCCACTCCAGGTCGACGCCGGCACGGTGGTACATCTCCCAATGGCGCAGGTACTCGTCGCGCTCCCATCCCTGGAGAACGGGCACGACAAGCAGGCCGAGCACGACGCGGAGTCGCAAGAAGTTCGCGATAGTCAACTCCTGATGCGCCTTTACCGTAAGCCCGGTTTTAGCGAGGACGAACGGCTCACACATCCAGTCCATCGGAGCTACCCATTCCAGGTTCCCAACACCGTCCTGGAACCGCCACACGTCCGCGATGTAGTCCGCCTCGCTAGTTCTCCATTCGCCGTACATGTTCAACTCCGTGAAGCCACCGGAGTCGAGCGCCCACCCGGCACACGCACGCGGCAGCGTCTTCCGCCCGGTCAGGATGCGGCGGCTCACGAACAGCGCCACCGTGGCGTCCCACCACGGCTGCGACACCCTGTGTGTTCCGAGGTAGAACTTCACGCTGGCTCCCGGTTCAGGGCGGCGAGCGCGGCAAGGAGCGTGGCGAGGCGCCGTTGTTCCTCATCCCACGAGACGGGTACTTTCCGCGCCCGCTCGAAATGGTCGGACACAGACTGCGCCGCTCGCGCGACTGCGAGCAGATCAGGGAACGCACGGATGAGTTCTTCAGCAGCGACGGGTGCGCGGCGCAAGGCGAGCCCGCCGTCAGGGCGAGTCTGCGCCACGGCGGCGTTGAACGCGGCTTGCAGGTCGTCAATCCTGGTCATCACACGCCTCCTGGTTCACGCCGTCTTCTCCCACAACTGGCGAGCGACACCCAGATACGCGGCGTTATCGCGTGGCCGTGACGGCGCAGACCAGCCCGCACGCGGCGGGAGGCTCGCCACCACGCGGTATCCGGCCGCACGCAACGAGCCACCGAGCTCCGTGGCCTGCGTGTACGTGACGACGCGGCGGTATCCCTGCGCGAACGCCGCGCGTGAGCACGCGCCGTACAGCATCGAGCAGGCGTTGTGCGTCCCGTCGGACGCGACCCGCAGAACCTCGACCGTCAGCCCGTCGTCGAAGTGACGAGCGACGGGACGGCCGACGATCGCGACCGCGCGGAGCACGTCTTGGTCGTCAGCTGCGCCGACCGACCACTTGTGGCCCACGACGGGCCGGTTGTGGCGGTGCCACGCGGCGATGTGCTCGTTCGCCTGCGCCAGCGTCACAGGAACGAGGCGAAGGCTCACGGGCTAACCTGGGCAGATTGTCGGAAATCCCGTTTCTGACGAGAAAACGCCTTAAGTGCCCACGTAGCGGTCATCGGAGGCCGCACATCCGTGCCGTGTTGGGCCACGGTTCGAAGCCGCGGCCTTCCAAATAGGCGCGTTCGGCGGTGACCACTTGCATCGCCGCCGTCCAGTGGTCGGCGGTGCCGTAGGCGCGGAGGAAGGGTGCGGCGTAGGCGGCCATGAAGTCGAGGTCCATTTGCATGCCGCCGTAGTAGGGGGCGTCCGGGTCTGACCAGCGGCCCTCGAATCGGTGGATGCACAGGAACGCCCGTTCGAGCCCGGAGGCGCCGAGGCGGACGGTGGCTTTGAGGGAGCGGCGTATGCGGTGGAGCGTTATGCCCCTGGCACGCATGAGGTGGCCGTTGCGGCGGGCGCGGTGCGCCCACCAGTGGACGTTGCGACCGTCGACCCTCGCCTGCTGGGTGCGGGTGACGGTTTGGGTGGTGGTGTGGACCGAGGGTAGTGGTGGGAGCTTGTGGTGTTCGGGGAGGGTGCTGGCGGCGGCGCCGGCGAGGGCGAGGACGGGAACAGCGAGCAGGCGGCTCACAGGGCCTCGCCGCTTTCGTCGATGACGACGGGTCGTGGGATCCGGCCCGCCTGTTGGGCGAGGTCGACGAGCTCCCAGAAGTCGAGGACGGCGATGGGCCGGCGGTCGTTGTGACCGGCGACGACGAGCAGCCAGGGGCGGCATTCCCTTGTGCCTTGGGCTCTGGCCTGGATCACCCACTTCGACAGGACGGGTGGTCCTGGGCGGCTCGAGCGTTTGACTTCGACGCTGAAGGGGACGCCGGTGCAGTCTGAGGTCGGGCCGGTGGGGCCGGCGCGTTGTCCGCCGAGGGCGCGGCAGATTCGGCGTTCGAGGTCTTTCCAGGCGGTCATCGGGCCGCCTGGGCGAGCAGCTCTTCGCGCTGGTCGGGGGTGAGCGGTTGGCCGCCTTTCGGGAGGAGGCGGCGTTCGATGCGGCCGAACTCCTCGTCGGCCTGCTCGACACCCATCGTGTCGGGGTCGAAGGCCGGCGACGTGACCCAGTTGCGGCACGCGGTGTAGACGTTGGGGGGTTGGGGGGATGTCTCTTTAGAGACATAAGGACGGGACGGGCCGCGCCCGCTGGCGCCCGCGCGAGAGCCGTCTACATGTAGACGATTTCCACCGTCTACATCGTCGTCTACACGACCGTTACGGTTGGCACGCCATCTGGCTTGTCTAGCGGCCTTCGTCGAATCCTTCGGGTTGTATTTCTCCCAGTTGTGGACCCACAAAGAGCCGTCCTCGTGGCGGTCGCAAAGCCGCGAAAACTCCGCCTTTTTCAACAAATTTCGGGTTACGGATCGCGGCAAAAGCCTCAGGTCGCTGGGGATCCGACCCTCGGTTTCGTAACGGGCGCAGTAGTTCATCACCCGGAACCACTGCCAACATTCCGCCTCCGACCAACCCTCGAACTTCGGGTGCTCGGTGAACTGATCGTCGGTCCGCAGCCAGCTCACCGCACCGCCCGCTTCCGCCACATCTCACGGGACCGGCGAACATCACTCAACTCGTTCGTCTTACGCCTCAGCCGCAGCCGGGTCTCGGCCAACTGCTCCTGGTTGGACCAGAGCCGGTCGAGGAGCTCGTCGATCCGCAACCGGAGCCGGTAGTTCAGATCTTCCTGCGGCAACGGAGACACATCAGGTCGGGGATCAGGTACCGGTTGCCACCGACGTAGACGGGGTGCGGGCTGCCGCAGCCGCACCCTTCGTCGGGACGCCATCCGTCGCGTTTCGCGTGTTCCTGCCACGTCATTTTTCCGCTTCCTCCGCTTCCTTCTCCTTCGCCTCGAGGCGTTCGATCAGCTCGGACGCGTCGTTCTTGGTGAGCTCGGACACCTTGGCGGTGCTGTAGTGGTGCCACATCCCCTGCTCCAGCTCCTCGGCGGTCACGATCTCGGCTTTCTCAAGGCGGCCGGCGATCGCGTAGATCGCTTTCCGCTGCTGGTCGGTGATCGGCTGAGGCTTCGCCGGCGGCGGCATTTCCTCGGCGGGTGTGGCGTCGAACCCGGCCAGGGTGATCACGAACCCCAACGGCTGCCTGAGAGCTTTCGACGTGGCGCGGGTCTGGGCCATCGACCGCAAGGCGTAGTCGGCTCGGTCAGCCCACGTTTTCTCGGTTCGGAGGCATTCCGCCTCGGCCGCTCCGACGACGTTGCCGGCGAGGGTGCGGGCTTCGACCCGTGCTTCCCACCCGTCGTCGAGCTTCCGTGTCCAGACGAGGACGGGGAAGACGCCGAGCATGGTTCCGAGCAGCGTCCAGCCTTCGACGTGGACGTGCTTGCGGCCGTTGATCGTTGTCGTGAGCCCTTGCTTCAGGATCACGTCGGCGAGGGCGGTGGCGGTCCTCGACGCCTGAGCGACGACGTCTTCGGGTTCGTCGCTTTTCCACAGGCTGCCAGGGGGGTGAACGGGGACGGGGTCGCGGACCAGCTCGAGTTCGCTTGTCATTGCACGCTCGCTTTCCACGGCTTCTCGACCTCAACGGACGCGAGCTCGATCGCCATCTTGTAGTCCTCATTCGCCGCAGCCAGTTGCCGCACAACGGCCCGGTCGACCTTGTAGATCACGGTCGTCTTCACGGCGGCGTTGATGCGGTCCTCCGGGCAGTTCACCGACCGCAGGTTCTCCTGCAGCTCGACAGGGTCGATGTCGACGGTCTTGCCGCCGGTGAGGACGACCTTGTGCCCGTCGAGGTGGAGTGTTTTGGTGCCGAGCCGGCGTGCTTCCTCGCCGAGCACCTCGTCGCACAGGGCTTGGACGGCTCGCATCTGGTTGATGATTTCGGCGGCTGCGAGCCGGACGCGGGCGGCGTTGTCGGGCGTGGCCGGCAACGCCTCGCCGGTCCGCAGGTCGGGCAGCTCGTTGACGACCTGGAGCTCGCTCATACGAGGCTCGTCTGCCCCGGCGCGATCCCGTCAGCGGCCAAAGAGACGCAGTGGGGGTGAGCCCATTCGTCGAGTTGTTCGCGGAGGACGGCGTCGCTGCCGCCGCGTCGTGACGAGTGGGTTGGTGCTTTCCGTTCCCACGCGACGATCCGCCGGTACGTGAACCGGTTGAGCGGGTTGACGGGTTCCCCACAGTACGAGCAGCGTGGGTAGCAGCGTGGATCGAGCGTGGTCATTGGTTCACCTGCTCGGCCACGGCCATGAGGAAGCCCGATGATGAAGGCCACGGCGTCGCCGTCGTAGACCTCCCAGATCGGCTCGACCTCGGCCAGCGCACAGGCCGCGACACGATTGCGCCCATCGAGGCCAAGACCGTCCGATGACATGCGACACGGGACGTACTGGCCCCGCTCGGCGATGCTCGCAGCCATCTCGCGGAGCTCGTCCTCGGTGAGCATCGGGAACCGCTCGGCGAGCGGATGCCATTCGCCACTCCAGTCGGGGGTGGGCCGGCGGTGCTCGATGGCTGTCACCAGAACACCGCCGGCCCGTGTGCTCGAGGCGGGGCGCTGCCGATTGCGGTATCGGAGGCGTCTGCGCCGGTATGGGCCTCGAGCTGCTCGCTACCGCGCCTCGGTCGCGAGTGTGGTGTTATCTCACAGGCAGAGCGGACTGTTTCGCCCGCAAACGTGCTCAGTACTGAAACAGCGGTTCGAGTCCGCTCGGCGCCTTGGGTCTCCCGTTTTCCCTGCATAACCCGCACTTTCTAGAAGACCCCGTCCGGACTCTTTTGTGACAGTGCAGTTTGCTCTAGTCCAATCAGGCCCATGTCGCGGGCGACATCGCGCATGTCGAGGTGCCCGTACTCGTCCGCGGTCGTCTTGATCGATGCGTGGCCGAGCACGAGCTGCAGCGTCTCCAGGCGGCCGCCGCCGCGGAGGTATCCGGTCGCGAACGTGTGCCGGGTCATGTGCGGGTTCCGGTAGCGGACTCCGGCCTCGGCGAGACTCCTCGTCCACCAGCGCTGGAAGCTGGTGGTCGTCATCGGCGTGGCGCGCTTGATCATCGACCCGCCGCCCGGGCGCGTGTACCACAGGTGGTCGTTGCGGTTGAGCCCCTCGAGGAGGCTGAGTTCTGCGACAGCCCTGGCAGCAGCCTCGGATGCGGGGACGATTCTGTTTTTGTCGCCCTTCGCGCCGAGAAACGCGAACCCGCCGTACGGCATGTCCGGTGTCGGGTCGGACCGCCAACTTCCGAACTGGAACGGGATGCAGTCGCCCTTACGGGGGCCGGCCTCGAACATCAACGTGAACAGGGCACCGTCCCGGATCGGCAGGCCGCACAGAGCGTGCTGCTCGGCCTGGGTGAAGAGGTCGTACACCTGCTTCGACCTGCGTTTCATGTCTGGCAGCGCGTCGCAGGGATTGAGCGTGACCAGCCGCTTCTTCAACGCCCACTTGTAGAACGACCGCCATGCCGCCACACGCTCCCGGCGCGAGGCGGGCTTGAACGACTTGGCTACCTCGGCCATCTCGTCGTCGCCGAACCGGTCGATGCCGTGAGTGGGATACATGAGGCAGCCGCGGGCGAGGTCGCGTTCGTACTGGTCGAGCGTAGAAGCGGCTTTGCCGCCGAGCTCGAGGTAGGTGAGCCACGCGACGACGTGGGGGCCGAGGGCTGTTTCCCGGTACCGGTGGTCAAGCACCGGGTTGTCCAGGATCCGCCTGGCGTCCGCGAGCGTGTACAGCCGCCCGGTGAGCGGTGTTAGGGTTGGCGCGCATTCGGGACTCAACCTCCCGTTGCCGGGCCCGGGCTGTTTCGGCGGCGCCGGGCCGTTTGCTAGAGCGCCTGATGGTACAAGGTCGTCGAGGAGGTTCATGCGACGGCCCCCGCGGCGTCCTCCTTGCGGGCGCGGCGTTCGCGGGCGCGTCTGCGCCGTTCGCGCTCGTCCCACCGTTCCGCCTTCAGCTCGTCGTAGTCGAGGCCGAGCTCCCTGGCGATCGCTTTGAGGGCGACGGGGTTGGGGACGTGCAGGCCGCGCTCCCACATCTCGACGGATCGGGTGGAGACGCCGATCAGCTGCGCGAGCTCGGGCTGGCTGAGCTTTTTGCGGCGGCGGCCGGCGGTGAGGAGCTTCGGTACTCGGTTGTGACCTGGCATGACCCGGGTAGCCTACGACCGCGCCTACTGCAAGGTCAACCGAAATCTACGCCGCAACTTCCGGTGGTACAACTAAGGTAGCCGCATCCGCCTGAACACGGGGGCGGGTCCGAGTCAGCGAGAGAGAAAAGGTGTCACATCTTGAGCAAAAAAGGGTTCGTCGAGCGCCTCGTCGGCGCACGTCACATCGCGGGCCTGTCGCAGGCCGAATTGGCGCAGGCGGTCGGCGTGTCGAAGCGGACAATCGAGGGCTACGAACAAGGGGCGACCATGCCCCGCACTGGCATCACGGCGCTCGCCCAGGCACTCAACATCGACCCGCACTGGCTGCTGTTCGGAACGTTCCCCGAAGTGGAACAGCTCGCCGAGTTCGCTCGCGACCTGCAGCATCAGACGGAGGCGTTCCATGACGCGATGCGGTTCGCGGACGCGCAGTGGAAGGCGTTTCGGCAGCGTCAGATCGCGGTCGAGCAGCGGCTGCAGGCGTTGGAGGATCTGAACGAGCGGATCTACTCTGTGCTGGCAGAGCTGCTCAGGCGGGAAGACGAAGCGCGGGGTACGGCTCGAGGAGGCTTGCGGGGGTTGCTGGGGCCAGCGTTGCCGCTCGACGAGCCGCCGCCCGAGCTCGAGCCGTAGCCTGCTCTGCTTCAGCCTGGTTCTCGCGGACGTTCTGTTCCAGGGCGGCGAGTAGGGCCGTCGTGTGAGGCCACAGATCGGGCGCGCAGTGCCGGGGCACTCCGTTCCTCCTCCTCCCTGATCTGGGCGCGTTCATATCGGATCGTGGCCGCGGGGGGCAAGGGATGGCTTGACAGGATTGGTGCATTTTGCGGTCGTTTTGGAAACACCCCCCGAACGGGGGATGCCAACCGGCCCGGTGGCGGCTGACAGTGAGCCCGTACGTATCGGGCTACCACGAAAGGGCTACCACCATGATCCGCCTGTTCTTTCTACTCATCCTGTTCGTCACGATGATCTCGCTGGTCTTGCACGTTTCGGCTGGCTGGGCGTGGATCATCGGACTTGCCATCCTCGCCGCCGTCATCGTCTACAGACTCCAGTCGGGCACGGCGACGCAGTATGTGAAGCCGTCGGCGATGTGGAAGTGCCCGTACTGCTTGAAGCGGGCGAAGTTGGGCGCGTCCGCGTGCCATCACTGCGGCCGCAGCCTCGTCCGCTCGACTGAGGCTAGCTAGAGATGGGCGAGAAGCACACCCTCAACTCGAAGCAGTGGGCGCTGGTCGCGGCTGTGGCCTTCGTCTTCGTCGTGGTCTTGATCGCCGAGTTGGCCGGGCATGGCAGTAAGACGGCGGCGTCGGCAGCCGCTAACCCGTCGGCAGCTGCAACCAGCCCCGCGCACATCGTGATGCTGCACGGGCCCAAGAGCGACAACGCCTGCACCGAAGAGGACGGCGAAGCGCGGATCTACGTCATGTTTACGCTCCGCAACACCGGTGACGAGGCTGGCACGGTCAACCCGTGGGCGACGTTCGACTACTCCGACGGTGGCAACTCGACCGAGAGCTACAACACCAACCACGGGCAGTACCTCACCGTGCCAGCCCACACAGAAGTGGACGCGACCTTCTACCACACCTTCAATCCGCAGCAGCACGCCATGATCCGCTGCGCGGGATATCCCGACCTCGGCGCCGACACCGGCGGCTACTACTTGCCGATGAACTAAGTTTCCAACGCCTGCGGGCGTTGGGAGGGGCGGCGGGCGGCCAGCGGGGTAGCCCGCCGCCCGCCGCCCTACCGGCCGACGTCTTCGTCGCGTTCGCGCTGCGTCGCCCTGCCCTCGAGGTGCGCGATCCGTTCACGCAGCTTGGAGACCGCGATCGCGAGATAGATGATGCCGAGGATCTCGAGGCTGTTGAGCGTGATGAGGACCTGGTCTTTGCTGACGAGGAGGATGATCACGGGTCACGCTTGATGATCCTGTAGCGGCATTTGAGGATCGAGCCGACGAGGAGGCCGACGAGGAACGACACGGGGGAGGCGACCGCGACGTCGCTGATGCTGGCGACGAGCATCAGTAGACGGTGATGCCGCCGCCGGTGACGTAGGCGATGGTTTCGCCGACGGTGATGTAGGCGGTGCGGGTTTTGGTGTTCGACCCGGCGGTGTTGGTGGCGGTGAGGGCGACGGTGTAGGTGCCGCCGGTCGTGTAGTTGTGGGTGGGGTTCTGGGATGTTGAGGTGCCGCCGTCGCCGAAGTCCCACGCCCAGCTGGTGGGTGTGTTCGTGGAGGCGTCGGTGAACGTGACGGCGAGGGTGGCGGTGCCGCTGGTGGGGGTGCCGGTGAAGTCCGCGACCGGGGGTGTCGACACGGCGACCGGGGCCAATGCGATCGTGGCAGCGAGGCCGCCGCTCATGCCGGTGCTGAACGTGACGGTGGACGTGCCCGACGCCCCCGCGGCAGCCTGGGGCGTGTCGGCGAGCTCGGTGATGTAGTTCTGGTTGGTGTCGAACGTGTCGTACCGTTCGGTGTCCGCCGCGTTGGGGGTGGTTGTGCCGCTGCCGGACCAGTCCCAGTACATGTGCAGGATCAGCGTGCTCGCCTTCGTCGTAGTGACCGAGGGGGCGGTGCCGGTCGTGCCTGAGGTGGCGAGGCTCGCGGTGGCGAACACGTCGACAGGCGTTGTCGTGTCGCACCCCGTGTAGGCGGCCATGATCCCCGACAGTTGGTTGTTCGCGGTGGCGACGAGGCTTAGGTTGCCGGTTTCGCTGCCGGACGCGACCTTGGTGAAGACGTACTGCGCCTGGCCGGACGCACCGGACCCGGTGACGGGCCCGAACAGTTTCGTCCACCCTGACGGCGTGTTGATCGTGGCGGAGCTCGAGGTGCCGACCGACGCCTGCAGGACCAGGAGGTCGTTGGCGGCGAGCCCTGCCGGGTAGGGGACGTTCAGGCCGGCCGCGCCGGTGTTGGTCTTGGTGAGCGTGCCGGCGCTGCGGAACGCGACCGCCATCTACTCGTTCCCCTCGAGCTGCACATGGAACGACTGCGCGCCTGTGCCGAGCGCCGTCCAGCGGAAGCGGAGGAGGTTGCCGGACGCGATCGTGCCGAGACTCGACGTGACGTCGACCTGCGTCGCCGACGCGGCGAGCGTGAGCGTCGCGACGGTGACGGGCGTGAACACGCCGCTGGTCGACGACTTCTCGATGATCAGGGTGGATGTGGTGGAGCCGGCGGTCTCGAGGTGGAGCGCGGCGCGGGTGAGGGTGAACGTGACAGAGGAGCCGGCGAAGAACGGGATCCGGTACATGCCGCGGGCGCCGACGGACCCGGGCATGGGTCCGAACTCCTGCGCGAGGAACTGGCGGGTGGTGGCGCCGATCCCGAGGGTGGCGCGGGCGGTGGCGGCGTCGGGGTCGTCGAGAAGGGTGCGGATGAACGCGGTGAGGTCCGTCAGGGCGGCTGTGCCGGACCCGGTGAAGTAGGGGAGCTTGTTGGCGGCGCTGGTGAGGGCGGCGAGGGCGGCGAGCTCGGCGTCGCCAATGTTCGACGCCAGTACCTTCCCCGCTCCGATCGTCGGGTTCGGGTAGGTGCCGGTGAGGTCGCCGCCGGCCGCGCCGGTCGGGGCGCCGCCGCCGGTCGCGTCGATCTGGATGACCCCCGACCCGAGGTCGGTGCCGGCCAGGCCGGTTCCGAGCTTGAATTTCTGGAAGAACCCGGTTGGCATCAGTACTCCACCTGGAAGGTGGTTTGGGTCCAGGTGCCGTCGCCGCGGAGGAACAGTGTGGTTGTGCCGGGGTGGCTGATCTTCGTCGGTTGGATGTTCGCCAGGGGGTCGACGTCGCTGTCGACGAGGGGGTAGGAGCCCGTCCATTTGGTGCCGGGCGTGGCGTCCGGTGGTGTGCCGGACGCGAGGACCCAGGTGAGGGCGGCGATGCCGCCGCTGCAGTACATGGATCCGGATCCGGTCGGGTGTTGCCGCAAGGAGGCGGTCAGCTCGTCGGGGCCGGTGTACCCGGGGTCGTTGGGTTGGATGACGCCGGAGAAGTCGACGTGCGTCCAGAACGGCCATGAGCCGCTGGGGATGCTGCCGCTGTTGATGCTGCCGCCGCCGGCCCATTCGATCTCGAGGCCGACCTGTTGGACGTTCTGGACGTTGCATGTGACGTGCGCCCACAGGTCCCAGCCGTTGGTCGTGTGCTCGATGACGTCGGTGATAGTGATGTCGGGCCAGTTCTCGATGCCGGCGGTCACGGAGCCGGCGCCCGACATGACCGACATCGCGGTCTGCACCGACACGAAGTCGCCGCCCATCATCTGCTGCTGCAGCGCGGTGACGTCGCGGAGGAGGATGCAGTACCCGGGCAGCGGGTCGGCGCCGCCGCATCCGTGGTCTCGGCCGTGCAGGATCGGCTTCTGCTGCTTCACGCCATCAGGAGTAGGTCGGCCAGTCGGACCACGGTTTTCCCCACGCCCGGTCGGCGAACGTGTCGAACACGAAGTGCGGCCGGTACGGCGCCACCCCGGAGCAGTCGAACGTCAAGGGGACCGAAGCGTCGTGCCACACCTGGGGGACGAGCCGCATCCCTTTCTTCAGGATCGCCCGTTCGAGGGAGTCTTTGGGCAGCCAGTCGCCGCACCACAACCAGCCGACGTTGGCGTCGGGCATGACCATCATCCCGTCGTGCAGCCCGGACTCGAGGCCGGCGGTGTCGCCGCTCGCGAACACCTCGTCGGTCGAGCCGTCGCCGATGTACACGTTGACGCCGCCGACGCCGCCGCCGGCGTCGGCGCGGAACACGAACGCCTGGATGATCGGCTTCTGGTGGGTCGTCTCGAACACCCGCAGCCCCCGGTACGAGTCGGGTTCGACCATCGGGTGCTCGAGCCGGAGGTAGATCTGCAACCAGTTGACGCCGTCGTGGACTCGCATGTCGTGAGGGATCGTGAGCACCCTCGGGGTGGACGGGTCGATCCACCCGGCGGAGTCCGGGTCGTCCCACGGAATGTTCGTCCACACGGTGCCGACCCCGGTCACGTTCGAGTCACGCGAGAACACGGGGTTCGTGAACGGGATCGTGACCCAGGTGTGGCGTGGCACGGTGAACTCGGGGCCGTTCCACGTGAACGGCTGGTCCTCGATCCAGTCGTCACCCGGGTCGCCTGGGGCGGAGCCTGGTGGCGGCGGGGTGGCGGTGCCGGTGGTGCTGCCGTCCGACCCGTCGCCGGCGTCGGTCGCGGCGTCGGGGGCGGTGCCGACGAACGGGTTCGACTGGTACGCGGCGACAGGCGACAGGTCGAGGGTGAGCGTGACGTCGTCCATGTCCGGGTTCAGCGGGTTGACTTGTTCGTGGATGCCCTCGACGAAGAACCCTTCGTTGAAGCCGCCGCCGCCGGGGCTGTCGACGGTAATCGCGATCGCGTCGCCGATGTCGATCTTCGACATCAACTCCCACGTCTTCGTGGCACCCTGCTGCGCCGTGTGAATTGACCGGAACCCGCACAAGGTGGCGCGGTTGACCGGCGTCGCGTAGTTGTCGACGTAGTACGTCGCGAACTTCTTCGTCTCCACCAGGTCGTTGCTCGAGTCGATCAGCCCCTCCTTCGTGAGCAAAGCCTGCGCGGACCAGGAACGGATGCCCCTGAGGCCGCTCGAGGTGGTGTCCTGCACGAGTTGGCCGGCGATCTGGGTGGCGGTCAAATCCCGGTCGGGAGTCGCGGTCGCGTTGTTGATGACGTGCGCGAGGCCGCGGTTGAAGCCGAACTGGCGTAGTTGGGCGGTGCCGACGGGGTCGGCGTTCACGGCTGCTTTGTCGCCGGCTTTCCACCGGATGAAGTCCCAGCGGCCGCCGTCGTCGCCTTCGCTTGCCTGGGTGCCTTCCGGGTCGAACTTCGCGAACCTGCCGTGGAACTCCAGCCGGCCGAACCGGTCGGTGTACACATTCGACGCCGACCCGGGGAACTCACCGTCGGCGGACTCCTGGATGACGGTCATCACCGACTCGCCGGGGCTGTATGACTGCTCGTAGAGCAGGACGTTGCCGCTGAAGATCACGTAGAAGTCTTCGGGGATCCCGGCGTTGCCGAGCACCTGCCAGATCCGGCCTTGCGGGATCGCGTTGTCGAAGAACACCATCCCCGCCGACTCCGCGTCCGCCGGCGGCACGTCGCCAAACTGGCCAGGTTGCATCTCGATCGCCGCCAAAATCTCGAAGATGTCCACCAAGCTGATCGTCAGCCGGTTCACCCGCTGCGACGGGTCGAACGAGTAGTCGAGCTCCTCGACCCAGCCGCGAAACCTGGTGTACCAGGTGCCGTTGATGGGGTTGCGGCGGCCGATCATCGCCTGAATCAACGGTTCGATCTGCCCGAAGTACGGGCCGTCAGGGTTGGTGGGGTCGAGGATCCCGTCGGTGTCGGCGATCTGGACGGTGGCGCGGCCGGTGTCGGTGCGGTCCATCTCCAATTGGCGGCCGCGGTCGATCGTGTACGACGTGACTAAAGAGGGGTGGGAGTCGATCCGCGTCCACGTCGGTGTGAAGTCCAGCGTCTGGTCGGGGCGGAAGGCCAGCAGCAGCCGGCCGTCGGGCGGGTCGGGGAGAGTCACTGTGCGCCCCGGCGCGTGCTCGCCCTCGCTTTCGCGCGGCGGTGCAGCTCCCGCTCGATGCCCTTGGTGTCCTGGACGCCGTGGACGTGGACGTCGCCGTTGACGGTGACGCCGGCGAACGCGGGTGTGCGGCCGCCGGGGACGGTCCCGCCGGCGCCGACCTGCGAGATGCGGACTTGCAGCCGGCGGGCCTGTTCGGGGGTGAGGTTGAGGCCGAGGCTGGCGACGAAGTTGGCGGCGTTGATGTGCGAGAACCGTGTCCGGTCACGCGAGGCGTGGTCGCCGAGCTGCTGGTCGATGTTGTCGAGCATCTCTTTGATCTTCTGCTTGACCGTGTCGGTGAGTTTCCCGAAGTGGCCGGCGAGCTCGGACGTGATGTTCGCGAACATGCCGCGGTTCGCCCTGGTGTCGAGGATCGTCCCCTTGACGGCGTCCCGGACTTTGGTGAGTTGTTTCTTGAGGGCGGCGAGCGTCGGCGGGAGGTCTTCGCCTCCGGGGCCGAGGCCGAGGCCGCGGAACTGGCGGGCCTCGAGCGCGGCCTGCGCGGCTTCCCTGGCGGCCTTCGCCTGCTCGGCTTGCGCCTGCAGTTGGTCGACCATCTGCTGGTGCAGCTGCGCCCTGATCCCGGCCCGGTCCGAGTTCACCTGGAGGAGCTGGTCTTCGAGGTTCAGCTTCCGGGTGATGTCCTTCGTGATCGCAATCCGCTTTGTCAGCAGCATGGACACCTGATCCAGGGCCGCGAGTTGTTGCTTCAAGGGTTCGAGGCCGGCGCGGAGTTCGCGGCGGCCGATCATCGCGTCGAACCACGCGTTCCGCTGCTCCGCAGTCCGCTTCGCCGCTTTCACCGCGTCGGCTGTGATCGGCCCTTCCAGGCCGGGTGGTGTGAACCCTGCAGGACCCGCGGGTGTGCCGACCGGGCCACCCAGCCCAGCCGGGGGCCGAACGAGATGGGACGTGGCGTGGCTGACGAGCCCGAGCTTGTCGACGAGGTCGTAGACTTTGCCGCCGAGGCTGTGCAGGACACCGTCGAGGCCGGTTGCTTGCAGCCCGAACGTGGTGAGCGCGTACGAGGCGGCGCCGGCGGCGGCGACGAGGCCGGCAGGGCCGGTCATCGACGTCGACAGGATCCCCATCTCGACGGCCATCCCGGAGATCGCCGACACCAGTTGGAGTCCTTTGAACGCGAGGAACGCGCCGATCAGCAGCTCGAGCGAGTGTTTCGTCGACCCGGTGATCTTGTTGAGGAGCTCGAACGCGCCCCGGACGACGTCGATGACAGCTTTGATGGCGCCGAGGGCGGACTTCAGCAGGTTGACGGCGCTGGTGACGTTCTTCTGCAGCTGCCCTGACTGGTTCATCTTCTCCAGCCACTTGCTCAAAGAGGTCAGGTACTTGTTGAGGATCGGCAGCAGCGCGGTGCCGATGATCTCCTCCGTGTCGTGGAGGGTGGCCGCGAACCGTTCCGACACGGTCGTGTTGGCGGCGGCCTGGCCGGCCATCTTCCGTTGCGCCAACCGGATGAGATCCCACCCGTGCGCGTTCTTCTCCAACCCGGGAACGGCACGCCTGAGCGCGGTCTCCTGGCCGCCGAAGACTTTCGCGACGACGCTCGCCGCGGAAGCAAGATCGATGTTCTTCGCGCGGGCGATGTCGGCGGTCAGGCCTTGCAGCTTGATCGCCGTGTTGATCCTCCCCGTGCCGCGCTCGAGGATCGTCAGCGACTGGATCACCTCGTCGTTCTGGAACCCGAACTTGCCGTACGACAGGGCGACCTTCTCGACCTCTTCGCGGTTCGCCCGGAAGGATTCGCCTGACGTTTTCATCTGGGCGGCGAGCGAGCGTTGGGCGACGCCGGCTTCGCGGGCGGCCTTGATCGAATCGGTCAGGAAGCTGGACACGCCGGCGAACGCGAGGAAGCCGCCGGACGCGAACGCCAATGACCGGCCGAGGCCGCGGACTGCTCCGGTGCCGCTGAGGGTGCCGCGGGTCGCGTGCTCGATCTCGCGGCCGAACACCTTCGTCGACCTGGCTGCGGTCGCATAGGACTTCTGCAGCGAGGAGGCGTCCCCGACGATCTCGACGACGAGCTTGTGGGCCACGGGTTACCCCGCCCGGTCGCGGGCGAACTCGGCCATCCCCACATAGGACCCGAGCGTCCAGTACCCGCCGGCCAACTGCTCGAGCGTGAGGCCGGGGAACAGGTGGGCGAGCCAGGGCTGGTACATCACAGTGGGGTCACGGACGATGTCGGCAAGGTCGAGGGCTCCGGTGGGGTCGACGGCGGCGAGGAACCGTTGCTCGGTGATCTGCCACCCTCGGACGTTGGCGGCGTGGCCGCCTCCACGGGAGGAGGGTGTTCGTCGTCCCCCTCGCTGAGGAACGTGATGTCCTGGGTGAGGCTGAGGTTCATCACGATCCGGTAGATCCGGTCGACGGACCAGTCGGGGTGGCCGGCTCGCAGACTTGTCGCGACCAGCGCGAGGAGGACGGGGGCTCGTTCGTTCTGGTCGGCGTCGGAGACGAGCTCGATGAAGTCGCTGGGCGGGATCTGCGCGATCCGGTCGATCAGCATCAGGTCTTTGCCGATGTCCGACACGGACCACGGGTACACCCGGTTCCGCCACTCGAACCCGTTCTGCTCGTCGGCCATCAGACGGTCCCGTGGTTGAAGTCGTCGGCGATCCGGTCGAGCATCCGTTCGAGGTCGCGTTCGACCCTGGGTTCGTTGTGGTGGAGGGCGGGTTCCATCGCGCGGTCCATGAGGAGGTCGGCGAGGTTCGGCCTGGTGCCGCGGCGGCGGCCGCGGGTGCCTTTCTGCCGGGGTGCGACGTACACGAGTTTCTGGGTGACGCCGGTCCGCATCCGCCCCCATTTCGGGGACTGGGGCATATTCCGAATCTGGGTAAGCGCGAGCGCCTGAGCTTCGCTGCGGACAGGCTCCGCAACGCCACGGAGCTCGCGGCGGACACCAAGACGGGTTTCCCGGTCCGCGTGGGCGAGGGCTCGCATCAGCTCGCGTTCGCCGCGGAGCGCGATCGCCATGTCAGGCGGTGCCCCACTGGAACCCGGCGCCGGTGGAGGGGCGGAACACGGCGGTGATCTCGCCGCGGGCGTTCAGCTGGCCGGCGAGGCCGTTGTATTCGTACAGCGTCGCCGTCCCACCGAACGTCGGGTTGCCCGGGCCGACCACCGCGGTGGCGTCGGGCTGGATCGTGATCGGGAACGACGTCCCGGACTCGTAGAGCGGCTCGAGGACACGGTGGGGCTCACCTGTGCCGAACCCCTGCAGGAAGTTGACGGTGATCGTCTGGTCGCGGAGGCCGGGGAGGTATTCGCGGGTGCCGGCGGGGTTGAAGCCGGACACGTCGACCTGTTCCTTGGTGTCGGGGGTGTCGAGGCCGAACGCGAAATGCGACAGGTCGGTGCCTCCGACCACCACCTTCGCGTTGGTCAGCAGGTACTTGCTCATGCCGGTGCTCCTTCCTGCGCGGGCTGCCGCGCGATGTGGTGGCGCATCACGGCGGTGCGCCAGTCGAGGTTCCCCGCGGTCGCGTGCGCGAACGCCGGCCGCGGGTGCCGGTCGTTCTGCTCGTGGCTGTTCCACTCCAACCCCAGCCAGTGCGTGTGCTGGTACAGCTCGCTCGGCTCGACGAGCCGGGCGGGATGGTGCTGGTAGCCGAGGAGGTCGAGCAACGCGGCTTGTTCCCACCACCCGTGGTTGAGGTAGCTGTCGTGCGCCCAGATCGCCCTGAGCGTGGGCTTGATCGCGGGGCGGACGTACCAGACGCCGCCGTTGGGGACTTCGCCGTCGGGGGTGTGGTGGCGGACGAGGGCCTGCCAGGCGGTCGGGGGCACCTCGTCCGCCAGGTCGCGGCTCAGGTCGCAGATGACGATGTCGGCGTCCAGCCAGAGCGCCTCGTCGTAGCGGTCGAGGGCCGCTAGGAGCGCCGGCACCTTGTACCACGACGCCGGCCGGATCAGGACCGGAGGGGGGTCGACGATCAGGTCGTACCCATGCTCGTCCGCGTACCTGCGGAACCTCGGCGCGGACAAGTCGAGGAGCTTGCGGTGCTCACCGACGGCGAACGTGACGAGCGCCCGGCTCACGCTGCCACCAGCACCCGGTCACGCAGGTCGGCGAGCGCCGGCTTCCAGTACGCCTGTGCGACGTTCTGGGCGTCGTAGACGGCCGCGAAGCCCACCGCCCTATCCCGGAACCGTTCATCCTCCCGCACGTCGTAGACGGCTTCCAGGGACGCCACGATGCTGTTGACGTGGGGGACGGTGAACCACGCCTCCTGCGTCGCGTCCCACCACGGGTCACCGTCGACCAGCCACCAGTCGGCGAGCTCCGTCATCGCGGAATGATCCGACGTGATGACCGGCACCCCGCACGCCTGAGCCTCGAGGAGGGGGATGCCGAACCCTTCGCCCATCGACGGCATCAACAGCACGTCGAACGCCTGGTACAGGTAGGCCATCGCCTGCGGCGGCATCGGGTCATGGAACGACTTCTCGTTCGGGAACCACACCCGGCCCGGAGGGGCGCCGCAAGCGTCGGCGAGCACGTCCAACGGCATGCCGCCGGCGGTCGGCTTCGCCTGTGTGTGGGCGTACAGCCAGGCGTCGTCGTGCGCCTCGGCGAAGCGGGTGAACGCGAGCAGCGCCTGCGGGAACGCCTTGCGTGACACGGAGGGGTTGCCGGTGTTGGCGGCGACCATGCCGACGACGAACGCCTGCCGGTCGAGGCCGAGCTCGTCCCGCACCTCGCCCCGCAGCTCCGGCTGCGGGCGGAACAACCGGGTGTCCACGCCGTGGGGGACGTACAACGGGTCGAGGCCCGCAGATCGCATCTCATCCAGCCCGAAGGTGGACATCGCGATCGGCGTCACCCGCGGATGGGCGAGCACCTCGAGCGTCATCCGCGGGCACGGGGTGTGGTCGACCGGCGCCCACACCGCGACCGGCGGGACGTCGTCGGGCCACATGTCGGGTTTGAGCACCCAGGCGTCGCAGAGGGCGATGACGAGGTCGGCGTCGTGCTTCTCACAGAAGGTGCCGAGGTTGGTGTTGCCCCATTGCCCGTCCGTCGGGTAGCAGGGGACGCCGTTCCAGGTGATCTCGCGGCCGTGCAACCCCCAGTTGCAGAGGACGGCCATCTGGTGGCCCATCGCGGCCAACCGGGGGATGGCGAGGGCTGCTTGTTCGCCGTACCCGGACGGCAGCCAAGGCGGGTTCCCGACCCACAGAATCCTCACTGTTTCTCCCAGGGCCACACTCGCCATCCCTTGCGGCGATAGACGAACGTGACGGCGAAGCAGAGCGCGAAGTTGACGACGCCGATGAGCCAGACGCTCACTGGATCGTCCTCACCCGCCACTCACACCCGAGGTAGTCGCCCGGGTACGTCTGGTACCCGGACCGTTCGTCCACCACGGAGCCGCCGACAATGCCGCCCAATGTGGGGTCGGCTTTCAACGCCACCAACACGGAGGCGGGGCCGTCGACGTCCATCATCGACAGCAGCACATCCTGCGCCGCAACATCATCCGGGGTTGAGACGCGGGCGCGGACGATGATCATCTCCTCCCAGCCGCTCATCGACACCGGCAACGCCGACGTGTCGGCCGGGTACACGTCCAACGACGGCGGCGACGGGGTCGGGTTCATGAACCCCGTGACCTGCAGCCCGTCGATCTCATTGGTGAGGGGGTCGAGGCTGGCGGCGACCGCGTCCATGATCATCGCCAGCCCCGACACCTAGGCGATCCCCTCGTGAACCCTCAGGGGGTCGAGCATCCGGTGCCACCGCATCCACGAGTCGTTCCCCGCATACGCCAACAGGTCGGACGCCAACAGCGCGGCGCCGAAGGTGGCGTACCCGAGGTTCCACAACTCCCGGGCACGCCCGTAGTTCACGTTCACCAACAACGCCGGCACCGGCGGCGGGACATCAGCGTCGTAACTGAGGTCCCAGTTGATCTCCGACGCCGCCGCGTCCAACGTGGACTGCAGCTGCTCCACCTGTTCCGGTGTGGCCGCCCGGATGTTGAGCCGGCGGGCGAGCTCGGTGGTGGTGCCGTACGCCATCAGCCGATGGCCTCCCGGATCTCGGCTTTCGTCATGGCCTCGTCAACCTCGACGCCCCTTTCGGCGGCGACGTCGAGGAGCTGCGCCTTCGTCATCGAGTCCAGGTCATCCGTCGCCCCGTCCTTCGGTCCGACGGTGGCACCGCCGTTGCCTTCCTCCCACGGCGCCGACCCGTCAGCCCTCACGACCTGCTGGTTCGGGGCGTCGAGCAGCTCGTCGGCCATTTAGGTCACCGTGACCTTGATGATCCCCGACGCCTGCGTGATCAGCGTCGCGAACAGGCCCGCGTAGGCGACCTGGATCCCGAGCACCGAAGGCTCGATCACCTGAAGGGAACCGATGCGGTCCTCGTACACCTCCGCGGCCGCGGAGGAGAGCACCATGAGCGACTTGGCTGCGGCGAACCCGCTGGTCACGACGATCGGGATGCCAGCGACGGCACCCATGATCCCCTGGCCGAACGTCGCCGCGTTGAAGCCCTCCGACTGCGCGTCGATCGGGTTGATCGGCGCGAACAGCGGCCCGATGATCCCCAGCACGTCCGGGGAAGCGACCGCGAGGAGCCGCCCCTGCCCCTTCGTGGCGGTGTACACCGACGCCGCCGCCGACCACAGCGCCGCCGCAACGTTGTCCGACGTCGGAGTGGCGGGAACCGTCACGGACCCGGCGGTGCCACCAGCGTAGAAAGCCTGCACCGCTGTCTGCTCGGTCAGGATCGCGTACTGCGCGGCCAGGTCGTTGACGACGAGGTCCATCACGCTCGGCTGCGACCAGTCCACGTCCTGCCTGGACAGGTTGACGTAGCCGCCGTAGGTGCTGGGGCTGACCGTCATCTTCGTGACCGTCATCTTCTGCGACGTGAGTTCCGCTTTCTCCGATGTCTGGGCGGCGACGGCGGTGTGCTGCGTCACCTTCGGCCGGCTGAAGCTGAACGCCGGCAGCTGCTGCGCCCCCAGCGCGTTCACACACGGCCGGGCGGCGTCGATGTAGTTGATGACCGGGCCGAGGATCGGCGTCGGCAGCAGCCCCGGGTTGTCCGCCGTCGTCTGGTGCGCGGCGGCACGGTGCTCCTGCCCCCACCGCGTCAGGCGGCCGCGGGCGTCCTCCGACCCGACGTGCGCCTGCCACATGTCGCACATGTACTCGCCGGCCGACCGGTACTCGACCTGTTGCGGCGTCTCTCGCACGTTCGCGGTCCGCTGCGCGATCTCCCGCCACCGGTCGACGTTGTCGGCGTTCACGCGGGCCATCTCCTCGAGCGGCCCCATCATCGTGGTGATCTTCTGGACCCGGTCGCGGGACCGGGTGACGAGCTCGAGCTGCTCGTCCGACAGGTCGCCGTTCTCGCCCTTGGGCTCCGCGACGAGACCGTCGATGAATGCTTGGCGTTCCTCGATCTCCTTGACGTAGGAGGCGAGCATCGCGTCCGTCTGGTTCGGCACTTCGGGGACTCCTTCCAACACAAAAAGCAGAACGGGGTCTGCTAGCTAGCGTTGGCACGTCCCCCACCAGGCTTCCGGCCCGCTCAAGCGGTCAGCAACGGAAGGTAGTTCAGTGCTGGTTAAACGTTATACCGGGCGTCAAGGACGGCAGCCTGCCGCCGCCACTCGTCGATCTGCACCCGGTCACGGTTCGGCGTCGCACCCACCGCCACAGGCTCGGGGTCGCGGACCGTGCGGACCGCCAGCACATTCGCGGTCTCGTAGGCCGGCTCGGGCGTCAACGCGATATGCGCCAGCCAGAGGCTGTTCAACCGCCGCTTCGTCCGGGTCTCCCACACCTCGGCGTGCGGCTTGTTGTTGACCCTGAACCCCGCCGAGGCGTCCAACACCCCGTCGGCGGCGAGCTCCAACGTCTCGTCACCCAACGGGACCCGCGGCGTGATCTTGATCTGCGCGATCAGCCCTTCTGACCGGGTCGGGTAGAACGCCACGGCCTTCCCGATCGTCCGCCGAACGTCATGGTCGCGGTTCACCTTGATCCGGTTCGGCCGCTGCTCGATCCCGTCGAACGCACCCCGGCTGACGACCTCACTGATCATCTTGCCCCTGTGCGCCACCTCGGTTTCGATCTCGTATGGCACCACGATGAGGTCGATCAGCCGTTTCGGGAACGACACGTCAGCGACCTGCGACACCCTGATCTCGATCTCGTTCATTTCAGCACCCCGCTGCTGATATCGGACGGTGAGGTGTTGTCCAACCGCTCGGACTCGCGGATCTCGTCAACCCCGAGGGCTCGTGCCCCGGTGACGGGGTCCTGGATGCCGAACAGGATCTGAGCCGTCTGCGCCCTTTCAAGCGGCTCGGCGGCGACGTACTCGTCACGGTTCAACTCGACCGACGTGCCGCGTGGGAGCGCCCACCCGGAGAGCGCACTCATGATCGCCTGCGCCTTCGGCCGCAACCCGGACCGCCAGTGAAGGTCGAACCACATCGTCACGTTCTTGTACGTCATGGGATCCGTGCTGGTGGGGATCCCGACGAGCTCCGACGGCACCCCGAGCAGGTGCGCAATACGCCCCTCTTCACGGTCGAGGAGGGCGGTGAGGCCGATGTCTTTCGGGTTCACCTGCGTCGGCTCCCACTTGATCCCACCGCTGAGGACCGCGGGCTCGCCCACCGCGGACAGCCGGGCTTGCACCCAGTCCGCTTTCAATTGCGCCGCCTGGGCGGGTGACAACTCCGCAGGGTGCTCGAGGACACCGGAGGGGATGCCGCCGCCGCCGATCAGCTTCGCCGCGTACTGGATCAGCATCTGCGCCGCCAACATCCGGTACCTCCCGGCGTCCAACGGCCCCTCACCGTGGGCGTACCCGGCCTGCGATCGGTATCTGACGTGGAGGATGTCGTCGGTGACGTCGAGGCCGCCGATCGCGTACTCCCGCAACCCGTCCCGGATGTCGATCGAGACCATCCACGGCGGCACCACATGAAACCGCGCCGGCCACCCCGTCGAATACCGGGCGGTCGCGAGGACGAACGCTTCGCCCATCTGGTAGTCCCAGGCGAGCTGTTTCATGAACTCGCCCCAGTCGGTGTAGACGTCCGGGTCGGGGTTGTTCAACCAGTCCGCCTGCAACGACGGCGCCGCGTCCTTCAAATACGGTGGCATCGCCGACAACTGGGCGGCGTTGAAGTCGATGCACATCCACGCCGTATCCGTCAGCTGGTTCGGCATCGCCCCACCCGACCAGTACGGCGTGAACCACTCGCCAGGCCACCCCGACCAAGCGGACGGCACGATGTTCGGCGGAACCCAGGCCGGCGGGTCCGCGCCCTCGAGCGAGAACCCGTGCGGATCCCCGGGCACGGCGCTGGGCGGACCGACGGTCGCGGGCGGGACGTCGGCGGGGTCGTTGTCGTTCGGCGTCATATCCGGCGGCCGAATCGACCTCGTGAACAAGCCCATCAGACGCCTTGCAACTTTCTTTGTCTAGAAGGCTTGACAGTCTCCCCGCCGTCAAGTATTCTAGACATATGGAGATCAACACCAAAGGAGCCGACACCATGTGGAGCAAGATCGCGAACAAGACCTACCAGCACACCAGCGGCGTCCAGGTCATCTACCGCCACAACACCTGGAACTGGGAGATCGTCGGAGGCCGCGAGGACGGCAACACCTACAAGACCCTCCGCGTCGCCCAGCACTACGCAGCCTGAATGACGGCCATCCAGAAGATCCCGGGAGCCGCGGCGAAAGCCGCCGCGGCTTCCAAACGCCGAGACGAACTGATCCGCCAGGCCCACACCGAAGGCTCGACAATCCGAGCCATCGCCGTCGCCTGCGGCCTCAGCCCCGCCCGCGTTCACCAGATCCTCCACCACCGCTAAAACACCGCCGCCACCGGAGCAGGCCGATGCGCCGCACCAACAGCCCACACCATCGCCTTGATCAGATGCGTCGGCCCCCGAGAGACCAACTGCAACCCCGTGCTCGTCTCCCGCACCTGCGCCGCCGTTAGCGCACCGTCCAGGTCGGCGGTGAGCTCGTCGTGGGCGAGCATCCGCCCTTGCGCCAGATCCCGGAACAACGCCAACCCCACCCTGGTTTCCGCCTGCCCCGCCGGCTGCGGCCCGGGGATCATCCCCGCCGGCACACGGTCCAACAGGCTCGCACCAACCTGCAGCTGCTTGATCTGCCGGTGCAACCCCAACACCTGCACGTCACGGATCGCGGTGTCCCAGTCCGGGCACAACCACCCGTCCACCTCCAACCGGCCGTCCTCCAACCGGCCGACCGCGCTGACGGCGGCGCCCAACCCGAAGAAGTCCTCGACCGCAACGAACACCGGCCCCACCACCTGCAACCCCGTGTCAGCGAGGTCAGCCCATAGCCCGATCGGCAACAGGTCCTCCGCAACCCCGGGCGGCGGCGCGTGCCTCGGCCACTGGTTCAGCCACTGCGCCCGGAACGCCTCGACGGGGTCCGGCTCCTCCGGGTCGTCCTCCAGTTCGCCAGCTTGCGCCGCGTCCAACTGTCGGCGAATCAGCTTCTCCCTCGCCGGCGACCAATGCGGCGACGCCAGCCGCCACACCGCAACATCATCCAACCGGCCGTCCCGGGGCGCCGACCACTCGATCAACAGGTCACTCTCACCCGTCTCAAGGGCGTCGAGGGCGACCTGGCGGCGGGTCAGCATCAACGACGTCGCCGCCCGATGCGCCGTGCTAACGAGCAGGAGTTGCGGCTGCTCACGCTCCACCATCGTCGGCGCCAACCCCTCATCCACCGTCTTCGGCCGCACCTTCCACGCCTCATCAACCGCGCCCAAACTCACCGAATACCCGTACACCGCGTCTTTGGCCCGAAGCATCCACCGGGACCCATCCGCGAGCCGTTCGATCTCCTCCTGGCCGTTCACCTCCCGCACCCGGTACATCCCCGCCGGCTGCTGCTTCGCCCACAACCTCCCCGGCCTTTGCACTTCGCGGCAGACAGCCAGATCCTTCCCCGTATGCAACACGTCCTGCGGCTCCCCGAAACGCGCCGACTGGTGAACCCGCCACAACAGGAGCTCCCGCAGCAGCCAGCTCTTGCCGAGCTGCCGGGACGTCGACAGCACGAGCGTGTCCCACACCAACCGCCCCTGGTCGTCGACCTCGAGCAGCCTGGTCGCGACCAGCTTCTGCCACCACCTCAGCGGCCTCCCCGACCTCGCTTCGGCGTACCGGATGAACTGACGGCCCAACGACCCCACCGCTCGAGGGTGTGGAACCGTCATCAGCCGCGGCCACACCGCGTTCGCCGGCGGCCGACGCAACCCCCGCAACCACGGAACCCGCCACACCGCATCCGACGGGTCCAACCCCTCACGCTCCGGCGAGAGCTCGGCCACCGGCGACACCCACGGCTGCGGAACCGTCCGCCCCGCCGCCGACCGGTTACACCACGAATGCTCCGGACCCGACCACCGGCTCCTATCCCCGTCAACGTGACCGAGGTCCCACGGCTCGCCCGGCAGGATCGGGTCGCCGCACCGCCCACACCTGGCTTTCCCGAGCGCCACACCCTCCGCGAGCTTCGCCCGCAACGCTTGATGGTTCGGCCCGTAGCCGCGGCCCGGAGTCGTCTGAATCCGCCGAGCCAACGCCGGACTCACCTAGGCTCGCCCACCCTCGCGTTGCCTCTCGTGGCATCGGCCAAGGGGGTACATTCTGGAC